CCCTCGTCATCTCCAGAATGGTAGTTGGGGAACTACGGTCTGGACAGGAATTACGGACAAAGGGTCCATGCGTTATGCTCCTAACGGCAGTCACAACGCGACCTCTGGTGACGGCATCAACTCTTCGGTTAGTCAATGCTCACACTTTCATCCAGCCTCTTGATAACGGCAAGACGCAGGCGATGTGTCGCCTACTCACGCACCAGTAATAATCATCTTGGAGCCTGGCAGGACCTGCAAAAGTCCCCCCGCCCCAGTCGCATAGATTCCAATATGGAATCCCTCCCCATCAGGAACGGAAACCACCGCGACGAAGTTCAGTGTGATGAAAGACTGACCTCCGATCGCCTTGGCGTAACCGTAACTGCTAACAACAGGAGAAAATGAAGCTCCTGTGCTGCGGATAAGTTCAGCGTGGACCGTAAAGTCCTCGTTGGCATTATCCCAGCAAATCAGCTCAGCCATCATCATGATGGCCGATGAGCCGGGAAGGTAGTAGTTGTAGATCGCGGGCGCTCCAACCAAAGCGGAGCTAACGCGCAAAGGGTTCGAAGTGGTCGAAATAACCCATTCAGGATAGATCCAAGCATTATTTGTTAAATTTTGATTGGACCCTATCCAGAGATGAGAATATGTGTTCGCACGTGTAATCAGCTCGCCTCCCAAAAGTCCAGGAGAATCCTGAACAAATGAGAGGTTAGGCATGAAGAACGTGAGATCATAATCGACCCACACTGAAACTGGCGTCAGGGCTGTTACACCCTGCCAACCAACATACAGTGTTCCAATATCCTTTGTGTCTGGCGAACCACCAGCAATACCATCCCTTGTCCATTTCCGCGGACCCGCACCATGAATGGTGCTAACATCAAGGTCAAGTCGCATGCCGGCCCAAACAGGACCAGTAACGGCTCCAGATGAACTACTAAGTGTCTGTAGATCACCCGGCGCAGTATCCGTTGTTCCATAATCAACCATCATGGAAACGGTACCTGGAACAGCTGTTCCAGCAGAAGGGACATAACGGAAGCTCATCGAATTGACATGATACTGCTGCCAAAGTTGCGCCTCACGGTGCAACCAAGGAAAGCGAGTATAGCCAGGATTGAGCATAAGGGAGTTGAACTCATAAGCAGTGGTGGTGCACATGGTGACCATCACCTGCTCTGAATTGCGAACGTGGTGCACACCGGATCGCGGCTTAACAACAACCGACGAACCGGCAACGGGAGCAGTAACTGGATCGAACTTAGCCCCTGCGGCGTAAGCGCCGGGAGGCTTTCGAGATTTTCGAGAAGGCATCTGAAGTATGGGATACCTGTCAGAGCATAACGTTGTGAGAACGTTTGCGTTCGAGCTTGGAGGAGAGGAAAACCTCCACATCCAACAGCTAACGCGTCTACAGAACAGGGACTATACATGATGAGAAGACCATCGACCAATGGAGGCGCCGTGTAGTCTCTTGGCATTCTTGTTAGCACAGAACTATTAAGCTAGAAGACTCACATCTTCCAGCACTGTTTTGGGCCATTGCATCTCATCACCCCATCGAGCCTTCAAGGTAATCGGAGCCTGCGCTGGACAACCTGGGACGCGCGTCGCAAAGAGTTGCGCGTGCATATATGATTCGAGAGTGGCCATGGACATCGGTTTTAATCGATATTCAGGCTTGAAGTGTCGGCACATAACACGATCGGAACAACCGAGATTACTCCCAGTTGCCCGCCATGCATATGCCAAACGCTCCAGCCACGAGTCTGCTATTTGAGTAGACTCGAAGCACTCCGGAACATAATCACCAGGAACCAGTCGCCAATTCAAGAGGCTGCCTGCTATCTTACTAAGAGGAAGGTTGCCAACGCCTTTTTCTGCAAGACGACGATACAAAGTCATCCGCGGATCAGAGACGAAACGCGCAGCCATAAGTCTTTGCGCACGTGTTATGCGCATGGCTGGAGGTGCCAACTTCAACGGCACCCCAAAACCTCCAAGATGAACAGGCAAATACCAGTTAGGCGTAAAGTTTGGAGAGAACCAATCCTTATTCCAACGCTTAAAAGCGTGTGGAATGCAGCACCGTGTCCAAGGACATTGCTCGACCATCAGGCCAAGATCTTTCCCGATCAAATCGGGGGTTGCTGCCGTTTCTCCTTTCTTCGTTCCATAACCCGACACAAGACGCATGTTCAGATACCCAACCCGAGTCATCCTTCCACCTTTACGCTGATAAAATTGAGAATTTATCAGGCAACAGGAAGTACTCAGGTAATTCTTACCTTGGCTTATCTTGAATCCGACCGCCTTCGCGGTCTCAAGAAAGATCGGGTAAAAATCAGTCGGGCATTTAAAGAGCATATCGTCCCCATTCACGAGGACGAATTTCTCCATGCGATGTGCCAGATCGGCACGAGACGGGTTTTGTTGCGCCCAACGCCTCAAAGCGGCTCTATATACAGATAGATTGATCACGCAAAGGAGGGGAAAGCTTAAAGGGGACCCCATCAACTGTCCCTCCCTCTTAATGCATGTCGTTCTATCCGGATACTCGACCCGACCATCTTGCAAACTCTCAACAGCCAGACTCCACAGAGGTGAAGCCATTAAGGGTTCAACAGCCGCGAATGTTGCGTCGCGCTTCAAGAGGTCAGTTGCTGCTTCATAGTCGACCGAGCACCAATGAGTACACTCTTCATTCTGTGTATCAATTTGGCGAATTCGATCCGTTAGGTCTCCCATCAGCATCGTACTAGCCTCACATTTCTTCCAAGCGTCAAGGAGTTGACCCTGGAGAGGCTGGAGGGCTGAGTAGAGATAACCATCACCCTTAGTGATAATCCGAAACTTCCCTGGCTCAGGGATAGCTTCGACTTTCACATGAAGAGCAAGCGGGATACCATCGAAACGAGTATCCAGCCTTGCCAAAGAGTTGGTATAGGCATATGTGAACTGCTCCTGACGCCAGGACTTAAGACTTAAGTCAAGCGTACGGAGTTTTCCAATCCTCTCAGAAGTAGGAGAGGAAAGCGGCATCCAGTACGGCGTGAACAAACCTAACGCCCCGCCTTTTGAACGGGGGGCTTGTAGGCACGCATTACCGGAGGGCAAGAATTTTGTACCACAATTCCCAGAAATGTCTGGCTCACGGTATGGTCGAGACGCTATGAAAACGTCCTTCGATACACTGTGAACCGGCACAAACTCGGAATGTGCATACATTACGGTCGCTACATGAGGAGCAAGGACTTCAGAGGAAGTCCGGGAAATAGTGTGCCTGATATCTTCAGGAACACGACCTCTCGATTCTGACATCCGAGAGCGATGCTTCTCAAAAGCTTCTTTCTTCTTCATCTCACCGAGTGGGGGCCACATTTGTTTTGACCCCTTCTGGAGAGACGCGAAGAAGGAAAGATCTTCTCGCGCTAACATCCGCGCGATGAACCGCTTGCACCAACCGCTAAACAAGGTATCCTTTAACCAGTCTGGTCGGACCGGAAATTGGTTATCCTTGAAAGCAGCACACAAGTAGCTATCGAGCCAGAACTTACAAAAAGTCTGCTCGCGGTTATCCTCACTAAAGTGGGAGATGATCCTCTGTGCAGTACATCGCATAGAGTGGATGAATCGACCCAGTTCTTTATTCTGGAACCAAACAACACGTGTTGAGGTTCTAGCAATGAAGATCCAGATCAGTGACTCGATCACCTTGAGTAGGGAGTCCCTGGCACCTTCAACGGCCGGGAACTCCTGTCCTTCGCAAACCTTGCAAAGGATAGTGGCTACGAAAGACTCGCAATTTCTTGCGTGCAAATCTTGCATAGCAGCGACACCTGTATCGCCAACAGAGTGTTGGTAGACAGCATTTTCATTCGCTGCAGGAGAACACATTTTATCTCCTCTATCCAGATAGACT